GGGAGGAGGAGGTTGCATCATGACCGGAACATCCCGATAAATAATTTTTGGGTCGGGAGGATACATCATTCTTGCGCCTACGAATGTCACAATTTGAAGAACGACCATAACTGCAATTGTTGCAAGAGCAACATAAAGAATGTCTGTAGCTAACATCTCGTGTTTGTTGAACAGAAAGGTTTCTGAGTGTTCAACAAAGACGCAATGTCGGACATTGTAGTTGAAATTGTGGAGTCCAAGAAAGAAGAGATCATTGAAAAGGCTCTTGAACAGGTTGAAGACAGAAAAGAAGAAGCTGCAAAAAAGGTTGATGAAGTTGCTGACAAAGTAGAGGCTACAATTGAAAATGCCGGAGATGAAATTGGTAAAAAAGTAGAGGGTATCATCGATAAGCTCGACGATAATCCTCATATAGCAAAAGCACTTGACATCCTTGATGATGTTATTGGCAACCAGGTTGATGGTCGCGAAATTTCTTGTTCTTGCTTTGGTTGGCTGGTAGCTCTGCGTATAACTCGGAAAAGTCAGAAGAATTCTCCTTCCAAATCCGAGGCGACTCTGAGTACAGAGTTACCTGTACTTGCTCCGAGTGTTCCGGTAGAGGAACAACCCCCGTCCAAGGCTCCTCAGTCATCTGAAACTGATTCTGCACCTGCGTCGTAAAGAATCGGCGTCTAACACCTTTCTCGGGAATATAAAGCCATCCGTCATCGCACCAGTAATAAAAGATGAAATATTCCTCCTTACTTTCTAAGGTCAAGGGATAGGACTTTGGATCCGTTCGCTGAATTAGCATTTTTTGAGCTTTCCTTTTCTAATGAAGGCAAATTCATTTTCAATCGCAGTTCATGACAGTGTTGAACAACCTCTGTCAGAATGATTGTGTCATACAATGAATCGTGCAAGCTTGACGGAATTGGTTGTTTTTTAAATACATATTCGTATAGCTCACTCAACTTTGGAGATTTTGGTTTTCCGAAGAGCGTCTTCAAATTGCAAATATTTCGTGAAAGTTCCATTGTGCAGTAACGCTTTTGAGGAAACCCTTTGAAGTCCATTTCCAAATCATATTTCACAGCACTGCAAACAACATTGTAATCAAATTCCATGTTGTGTGCGACGAGTGCCTGAACGGGTTCGGCCATAAATTCAGAAAGAACGTCCTTCAGAGGATGACCTTGAATTTTTGCCTTCTGTGTATCAATTCCATGGATTCGAACAACCTCTTCCGGGATTTCCCAGCCCATGGGAGTGATAATGTAACGGCGCTGTTTTTCAATACAGTCATGTTCTGCGTCATAAATAACCCAAGAAATGGACACGATATGTGGCCAGTTGCCGGGTCCCGATTCATCAAATGACTTCCTGCTTTTGGGAAGTCCTGTTGTTTCTGTGTCAAATATGAGTAGCTTCATTTTTTACGTCTCTAAACTGTTTTTAAACTGTATCCGTTTTACGGGCTCATCGAGTAGACGACAATGCCGAACACAGCAGAGTGCACAAGGAGACCATAGTTGGTGGGGCAACCGGCCTCGGCAATCTTGAAAAGAGTGGTAAACTGGGGAACAACAGCTCCCACAACGCCACCTACAATACTATCGACTAGGCGATACGTGAAGGGTGATGAGATAACAAAGAAGAGGAGTGCAGCAGTTAAGGCAGCCGTTGCTTTGCGAGAAAGACCGAGCATTTGTATATCCTTCTACTAAGAAAAAGTCTTTTGCGTTTGAATAATTGCAGAAATCCACTGAGGAATATTTTCAATCAACTTGTGGACCATGACAATGTCATGTGGAACTGTATAATGAATGTCCAGCGTAGTACTTTCACATATAAACAAAATTGCAGTTATCAAAAAGCACGTACGTTGTTTCAGAAGAGAAGGCGACCATCTCAAGCAATGAGCTTTATACACTGCATCAATGTAGGGAGCCAGCGTTCCAGATTGAGGAGACGTACGCGCTGCATCCAGTACTGCTTCCCAAATCATCCAAATAACCAAATGTGAGTGCTTGTCATCTACCATATTGCTAATACGGTTCGCACACACCAAATCTGTCTTGTTCTGCTTTTTGAATGCACTCGAATATTTCAGCATCCAGGCAACCCAGTAAAGTGCTCGTGTAAAATCACGACTTTCGGGTCTCAAGCAGTAGATAAGTTCATTAAACGGAATATACAGCTCAATTGGATCGGAATCTTTTGTAAGATGTTTTGCATAATTGGCAGATGGCGATTTCAAATTTTCGGTTAACGTTATTTGAAGAAAGTCGTGTTCCGGTTTAATTTTAGGAAGAGGCGTAAGTTTGTTTTTACGAGACATAGCAAGAGAAGCCGACACTTCACATACCAACGTTCGTATGTCTGAATTATTTCTCATGTCGGTCATCGACATAATAGAATACTGTCCTTCGTATGGTGCAAACTTTTCATACATCTTGACCAAGTACAGGAATGCGTTTGGGCCTGCACGATTGATGTGCTTGGCGGCTGATTCAAAGAGTGTTTGCCACATTGAGTGAACCAATCCAGAGCAAAGTAATTCAAGTGTCCAATAGCAAGCGTAATCTGCATGACCAAGCTTGATATTCTCATCAAGAACTTTATAGACATGTTGTCTCAGGTGGCCTGAAAACGTGAACTTCTGAAAGTCCACAACTGTTCGCGGATCATAGATATTCATCACTTTGTAAAGTATGTGATATACTGATACTCTTTTCCTGTACGAACTAAATCTACATTTTCAACATGACGAAATCCAGATGTCTTAAAAAGATCAATTAGACGCTCCTTAGAAGGCATAACCCAGCGGTGTTTGTTCTCTCGGTACTTTTTACCACTGTTATCAGACTTATCGTAGTACGTAAATGTTTCTGAATATTCTGCATCATCCTCGTCTTTCTTTTTGTTCAGACGTCCCAAATATTTGAACTTATCGAAATAGACGTTGGAATCTGTTTGACGGTCGAGCGAATACTTCTGTAGAGAGAACGCTGCAAACGGAGATGCCAAATCAAGGACTGGATCATATTTATCTGGGTCTACCATGTGTACAACAAAGTACCCGCCAGGTTGGATCCACTGGTATGCATTGTCTGCCAGGACCTTTGGATTCGGAAACATGTAAACTGAGAAGTTGAGGAGAAGCGCGTGGCTTACTGATTTTTGAGGAAACAGGTGAGCTTGTGTGACATCGCCCTTCTGGAACTTCGCAGTGGGACAATTTTCTTTTGCCTTCTTCAACATTGCGTCGGAAATGTCTACGCCCACATACTCCACTCCCAAATTCTTAAACCAACACGCGTGAGGAGCCGTTCCGCAGCACATATCTAACACACGAACAGCAGACTTGGGCCAATCTGCAAGAGCGACATCCTGCATAGAAATTTGCTCATACTGAAGCTTCTCTGTTGAGTGCCACAGAAGATTATATACTGATGCATATGTTTCATCGTACATTTCCTCCGGAGTTTCGGCTGTGTCTCCAGACTGATTTTCAAAATCTTCAATGGAAGAACTCCAAAGTGTGACACTATACAAAATGAGTATTAGAACAGCTAAGAAGAGATACGCTGTGTTCATCTTGTTATTAGTCTACTAAGTCTTTTTCCTGCAACTTGCACGGGATTTGTCGATGACGTCATTTTTGAGTACAAGAAGTACCCTACCAAGATCACAGCAATGGCAATAAGTATATACCAGGTAGTTGAACTTATTTGGGGAGATGAACTGGGCGCCGTCTGTTGTTGATTCAGCTCGTTTAGTCTGTTTAGTGCATCAGCTTTATCCTTTTCAGATTCAAGCTTTTTATTTAGTCCTCCAAGTTCTTGCTGATCTTGCTGTTCATCCGCTTTCAGCATGCTCATCAAATTGACGAATACTCCCTGATTTTTTGTTTCACTTTGTAGTTGTTTGTACCTATCTTGGTATCCACTTACAACGGGAGCAATTTCTTCAGATGCGATTCTCTGCTTTTCCTGAGCAAGCCATCCCTGTCCGTTTAGCTCCGTAAAATATGCAATTCGCGCTTGCTCATATCCTGCCGGATCCGTATCTCGAGTTGCAGTTTTTTCATCAAAAGCAGCTTTTAATCCAGAAAGCTTTTTTTGACGTTGGCATTCGGCGTCACAAACAGGAGGAAGAGGAGGAGGCGCATTTGACGGTGATTCAGGAGAACGCTGAGGTGCAGAGGGCTGATTACCCATTCTTATTAATAGTAAATAGTAAAGAAAAGCCCTATTCCTAAGGCTATAATTGCTGGCAGATGCACATATGATCCAAGAATTGGTTCGCCAAGCAAATAAATCCCAGCAACAACAACGAGAGTTATAAGCAACGTAAACACTTTTGTAGAAACACTGGTCATCTTGTCAATTTGTTGCTGAGACGTTTGAATTTGTTCATTAAGAAGAGACGAATCTCGCGTGGTCTGCTCTTTTGTTTGCTGATTGATTCCAAAATTTTTACTGAAAAAATTAGCAACCGTATCTACTTGCTTGTTTGTTGTCATTGTCTTCGTTTGGTTTGCATAATCTCTTTGTACATCTTCCACGATTTGATCGCGTTTTTGGTCTAGTGGGTCAATCATGTTTAGAATTGAAGAATAATCGGGTTTATCAACTCGGGTAAACACATTGCCTTTATCTCCGTACGTTGTAGCCGTCATCCACAAACTTTTTGACTCAGGATCGCTTGACAGATTCAGAGGAGCATACCCCTTTGTATCTACAGGTTTTACATCATCTTCAAATGCACAAGATTCTCCACAACTGTAAACATGCGACTTGGTGTCAATTCCATAAATATCGGTTTGACCTCCCTGACCAATAATAGACTGCCACTTTTTGCTTGCGAATCCCTGAATAGGCGCCCATCCAGTCGTCATGTTTTGGTCAGTCTTGAACGCATTTCCTGCACCGTCCTTTCCATATAACTCCGTATAACTTGCAGATGTTATTTGAACATTCTTTTCGGGGCTTACCATCCAATTTCCAGTTGTACAGGGCTTTGCGCATTTTTGTTTGTTGTTTGATGCATCCTGTGCCCAGAGGTACATTCCAGTTGAAAATATTTTTGTAGCTGCAAAGGGGATATTCAAAATGTTCCACTGACCTCTGTTCGAAGCAAGAGCTACCAGCAAAATTTTGTTTCCAGCCTTTCCAGTTGTGAGAACGTAAACGTTCGCAGAATCCACTGCAATATCGTCTATGACAGTTGCACCAAAGCTTGATAAGTTTACTTCTTGCCAATTTCCAGTACAGGGCAACTGGCAAACGAATACTTGATTATTTGTGTTGTACCCCCACGCATATCCAGCAGGAGATGAAACTGCTTTTACGAGGGAGCCGGGAATATCAACCCATGTTAAAGAGGAGGAAACTTGTGTACTGATTGTGTCATCAATCGTTTTGGTTAATTGATCGTACTCCGCTTGGAAGTCCATTATTTTATAGGTAGGGAATTAGAACTTGTAAAGATTCAGGCGGATTCCGCGAACCATGTAATACTCTACAGCCTGAGTTCCTCCGTTCGGGCTTGTTCCTGACTGCTTTTGTCCTTCGCGAATGAAGGGTTTCATATCTTGTTCACCAGGAACAGGCTTCCAAATTTGACCATTTTGAGATCCTGCATTGCGACGCTTCATCTCCAGAAGCATGGAGTAATCAGTTGCAGGTCCCTTCTGAACTCCATTCTTGATTGTGAGTGATACAACGGGCATTTATTCTATCTTGACAAAATGTAATGGAAATCAAACAATTTCAGTCCGCAAGAAGTTCCTCTTTGTCGGATTTTCAGAATACGTACGACTCTTTAAAACGCGAATACTCCTCTGCCGTTATGGCGGCGATCGAAGAAACCGACGCTGAAAAACAGCAAGAACTTGTTTCGCGAGTGTTATCTGTTAATGCGGATTTATCAAATGAAGTTCGGCAGATCCTAACAGATATCAATAAAGGTTCTGGCAGTGTTCCATCTAAAACAACGGATGAACTAACTGCAGATCTTATTCGGTATCAGAAAGAGTACTCGGATATCGAAAAAGGAAAAGATCGCCTACAAACTTTGAAGCTTATCAATAAGTCAAACCAAGAAAAACTGGACGACACAAAAATGATGTACAACATCTATATCGGAGCACTAATCCTTCTAATATTTGTGGTTGGGTTCCTAGTTTTGAAAACTAATTGGAAACAAGCATATGCATCAGTAAAGTCGGCTATCCCGACAACTACGACGTCTTTCTCATCGCGATAAATCCCAGTCCCAAAATGGCAACTCCCCCGATAATATAGTACACTGTATTGGAAGACCCTCCCACGGAAGAAATTCCCTTTGATCTCATTTCTGCTGCAATAACTTGATCATTTTCGGAAACAACTTTCCGCTGAGTATCTCTTGTTTGAGAACGAAGATCTCGAAGACGACCTTCTACATCTTCGTTGTAAAATCCTGAAATGTTCTTTTTTTGTTCGGTATTCTGCTGTTCAAGACTTGAAATAATTTGATCAAGCCCTTGCTGTGCAGATTCATACGCTTGTTTGTAAGATGGATTTCCTGTTAGCTTATATTGCAAAAAGTTATCGTGATAACTCCGAGTCAACGTATTGAATTGAGTATCCATTGTTTAATCTAGATTTTTTAAATCTATTTTACGGCTCAAATGCGTTTGCAAGGCAGAACCGATAGCGCTTATTTTCTCCGGAAGCCATACAGAGTCCGGTAATTTCTACTACATCGCCAGGTCGCGCTCCAATCCACTTCGCCATTGCATCCTGTGAATCAATCTTGGGAAGACTGTTCAATTTTGCAAGGTTGTATTCTTTTGATAACTTGTCGATCTCTTCCTGAGGAAGGATACGATGCTTGGGAACCTTGCGATGCTTTGAAATATTGAAGTTCAAATGTGATTGATAGAATATTTGTACAAGCTGATTTTCTTTATCTGAAATGTAATCTCGAACAAGCTGCAGAATTGATTCTGACGGCTTGGTTGGGCTCACAATAATAATACCACCCGAATAATTGTTTTCACTCGCGAAGGTAATAAACTTTTCAAATTCAGTAGAAGTCACTCGTGTTTTTTCACTGAAAATGACGAGGACCGGGCCAAATGTGTACATTCTCGTTTCATCCATGGGAGCACCAACACGCTCAAAGTCATCTGCCTTGATGCCACGTTCTAGTAGAATTTCTTTCAACGTCTGCAAATATCTCGCTTCCATTCTTGTGTTATAAATTGGAATATGAAAACGCTATTCCATTTTTCACAGACTAAAGTAAATGAAGAACGCAGTGTTCGTAGGTTTACTAGTTGCATTTGCAGCTCTCTGGCTCGTGCTTGGTCGCAAGCAAAGAGAGATGTTTGTTCCTGAGTTTTTAGATCAGCGCAATGTTGCAAAAACATCCAAGACTAGGCAGTCTTCTTATAGGCAGGAAACAAACCACTTTGTTCCGATGGCAAACCCTCAAGATCCTATTCCTGGGGTAGAAAGCCCTTTCCGAGTTAACATGTACGACTCCTATATGGTCTAATTTAGATATTGAATTCAATAATTACACAAATGAGATTTCATGTACTCGCAATTCCTCACACAGTAACTCGCAAAGATTACTCTGCATGTGCTTTTACTCAAAAAGTTTTAAAGTGGTGTAAAATGATGACTCTTCGTGGCCATACAGTCTATCACTATGGGCACAAAGATTCGGAAGTTATTTGTACTGAGCATATCCCTGTGACGTTCAACGAAGATCTTGAAAAGGCCTATGGTTCATACGATTGGAAGAAAACATTTTTTAAGCACAACACGGCTGATCATGCTCATCAAATTTTTAATCAGCGCGCCATTGTAGAGGTTGGCAAGCGCAAACAGAAGGGTGATTTTGTTCTCTGTTTTTGGGGATATGCTCATCGTCCTATTTTTCAGGCTCATCCTGAGCTGATCCCCGTTGAGCCCGGAATTGGATGCACGAATGAACCTTGCTGTCCACAGAATATTTATGAGTCCTACTCAGTTATGAACCAAATTTATGGCAAGTACGGAAGATCTCCGCACTGGTATGACGCTGTTATTCCCAACTATTTTGATCCAGAAGATTTTGAATACAATGCAACTCCTCAAGATTACTATCTTTTTGTGGGGCGAATCATTTCGTCTAAGGGAATTGGTATTGCAGTGGAACTTACTAAAAAGATTGGGGCAAAACTTTTGGTAGCCGGTCAGGGAGATCTTACATCAATCGTTGGATCCATTCCGGATCATGTTCAAATAATTGGATATGTAGAGCCAAAAGAGCGTTGTCAACTTATGAAGAATGCAAAAGCTCTTATTGCTCCAACTCATTTCAATGAACCATTTGGGGGTGTCATGGTAGAAGCACTCTTTTGTGGAACGCCCGTTATTACTTCAGATTGGGGCGGGTTTGCAGAAAACAACCTTCATGGTGTCACGGGATACCGCTGTCGCACAATGGAGCAGTTTGAATGGGCTGCAAAGAATATTGACAAAATCAGTCGTCGCGCTTGTCGTGAATGGGCGATGAACAATTTCAGCCTTGATCGTGTTGCACTCATGTATGAGGAGTATTTTGAAACTCTCACAAAAGTTCACGATGGCTCTGGAGGATTTTACGCTAAAAATCCAGATCGTCAAAATCTAGATTGGATGGTGAGATATTACCCAACTACAGGACTAACGTGTTCTTCTCTTTCGGAGATTGAGGGAGTGTTCCAGACTTACGATATTCCTGAATTTCGTCCCAAACTTTCTGAAGAGACGGAAGATGCTGAGTTAGCCAGTTCTGTTGCTTCTTTAGCGTTGTCGCCCTCCAGTTCACCAGTCCCCAGTAGTACAAACGCCATTCTCCAGCCTTCTGACCAAGGGTCTCTTCTCTCCACTGAGGAATCGTCCGGTAATCCTTGAAGTGTTTCACAACATAATGATCATCGTCAGAAACTGCAAAGAACGATTTGTAGGGACACTGACAATCGGTCCATTCCGTGAATGTCATTTCCTTGAATTGCATTTCAATATACTCACACTCATCAATTCCAGTACACTCCATTTGGAGCTGCATTTGATGATAGTATTCCTTTGGAATTGGACTTTGATCCGTAAACTGCCGACTGATAGGACACTTGAATTCTACAAGTTTTCCATATCGCCAATCTGACGTGTTTTCGGTTAGAATAATTCCGTCCGGAGATGCACCAAGAAATGGTACATCTGGATGCGGAATACAAGTTGTGTCTACAATCCGAATGTTGTGCTGCATATCGCAATAAATCTCTTTTGCAATTGGTTCAAACCGTGTTCCCCAAATGAGAGACCGAGCTCCTGAACTTGAACTCCAATCTCGGGGCTGCAATTTTCCCATGATGAGCTCATGTCTTTGCGAAGGAGTTGCATCTGCAAGACCCTTATAAATTTCAGAAGCTGTCAGCATTTGACCGCGTTTGAGGTGCCACGCTTCTGTGCGCTGGTCATCCTTTCCGTAGAGCTCTAGGAGTTTTTTAATCTTTTCTTCCATATTGTTGAGGTTGTTTCTAGTCATTACTATAAAACCGTTTTACATGTTTCCATCTAAAATGAAGCAAATGGAAATCCAATCTCAAGAACAATGGGTATTATTTCGTCTCGAGCGTTTTTACAGCAGTCCGGAGAACATTCAAAAGGTACAGGATATTTTGGAAGGAAAATCAAACCTATCTCTGAGGCTGATCGACTGGTTTGTGACGAACTATGCAAAGAAATTCAATACAACTTTCCTAACAAGTTCAGGAAAGCACGTGATAGTCTATCTCTCGTACAAGTCCCATCTAAAGGCGTACAGCAAAAAGATGTTTGATCCGTTCTGTCGGTCGAAAAGAATTAAGTTCCGTGGGTTTGAAACTACCGTGGGTCAGCTCAATTTCTTTGAATGGGCAATAAATGATGACATTCTGGCTTATCTTGAAAAGAACTATGATGCAGTACATTCAGACATGGAAAACCGTCTGAAGGATGACGCTGAAAAACCGGACGCACACAAAAAGAGGCACGAGCTGTCAAAGTCTGCTACAAACTCATTGAAATATCACGATGTTCGAGTTACAGTAAAATTTGATTAGCGTGCGGAAGACAATTTCATGCAAGAACCTGCTTAGAGTACAAATGTTTTCACTTCTTCGAAGGGGTCTTGTTTACAAAGATATTGATCCAAACATTGTTGAGCACGACGAAGACATTGATGGAGTGGAATGGTCCTACGAAGGACGAGATGTATATCGAGGGCGTATTGATCCACGTTATGAGCAATACAACCTTGACGTTTATTGGCTGTATGATAATGATATCAACAAAATTGGACTTGTAGAATACGAAAAGAATGACACCGAAAGATTTCAAGTTCTCTGGTTTTTAGGTAATCCATTTGCAACTTTACTGCATGATGAACGCTGGGTATCCCTGAACAAAACAGTTTGGTCAGTTATGTCCTATGAATCATATCTGGATTGTTTGGAAGATGATTTCAGTACTGTATTTGATAGATGTTTATCTAGCAAATATAGACTTGTGACTCCTTCTATGTTGATAACACCCCCAACCCTGTACAGCTGTAAAAACTGCAAGAAACAGTCTATCAAACCTTTGAAATGTCATGAAAAATATGTAGATAAAAAGAATTACTTTCAATATGATTCGTTCTTATTTGTAGACGAATCGTTCATAATTTATGAACTTACTGCCCGGCCACCGTCCGCTTCTTCCGAGCAGGAGCGCTCGGAGTTGGTGCAGGAGCAGCCTCAACAGGAGTTGAAGGACGACCTGAGCCATCCTCTGCAGTCTCAGCAGCCTGAGTCTCCTCACCCGCCTCCTCCTCCTCAGCCGTAAAGACTGATGCAGCGGTTAGGCGAGAGCGCTGGAAAACCTGCGCATAGTTGAGACGCCAGGTGATGCCAAAGCTGCCACCAGCGATGATGTACAGACTAGGGCTTGCGACCATGTTAACTTCCACGTTGTTCTCAAATACCTTTCCAAGAGTATCAGGCGTCAGATAAACTGGGTTGCCTGAGTCATTGATAACGTCGGTAGAAACCTTGTTATCATACACGGGTACCTTCAGAGTCATACTGGGCGGATACTTCCCATTCGGGACGTACTCACCATCAATACGATCTGCAGACACGCGATACATATCCTTGAACGCATCCAGAAGTCCGGCGCGCTCACGCTTCTTACCAAACCACTCCTTGCTCTTCTCCTCCGCTACGCTGAGAATCTTCTCCTTGAGGTCAAAGATAACAGTGTTGTAAAGAACTTCAATGTCAGTCGCGCCCGCAGCACGCTCACGTGCATAGGGATCGCAACCCTTGAGGTTCGTACTGAGGGTATACGAAGTATTGCCCGTCTTCTCGTCAGTGCGAGAAAACATACGAACCGACATCTTGTTCGGGAATCGGAGATTGAAAGGTTGACCATCATACTTCATACTAATAGAGGGCATGCGTCCAGCTTTCTTGGGGCCGACCACAAAGGTCAGGCGGTTAACATCAAAGTTGCGTACATTCACGATCATCGGTGCACTCATCTCTTTCTTAGGTTGTACTTTGTATATGTAGTGTAACACGTAAATCCGTTTTCAACGAAGATTTCCAATTTTATAACAATGTCAAACCGTTGTATGTCGTGTCGGAGCAAAACAAGCAAGGATCGCTGTCCAAACAATTCATTGCCAGGAATCAAATTTTGTGGTGTGCATTCAAAGCTAAAAACACATCGTCTTTGGACAGATGTGAACGAGGTTCAACGACGAGTTGACCTTATTTCTAAAATTTGGAAAGGATACGTTATTCGCAAACAATTAGCTCTTGCAGGTCCCGGTGTATTAAATCGTTCACTCTGCCATAATCAAGAAGAGTTGTTATCGTTCGAACATATCAGAAGCATTAGTCCATTTAACTATTTTGGATTTGAAGAAACGGGTAAACTTTATGGGTTTGATGTGCGAACAATGTTTGATATGCTGAACCGAAGTTTGAATCCAATTAATCCATACACAAGACAGCCAATTGATATTTCTACACGCAGAAGATTGCGCGAACTGTACAGCTATCGTTTTCGAAATAAGCTTCCAGTTTTTTATGATAATAATAAGCTTTCTGGCGCAGATGCGATTCTGGAAAATCGCTGGATGCAAATTTGTCAAATAGCAGAAGAGAATGGATTCTACAACATAAATCCAAATCTGTTTCTTGGACTGAATCGTACTCAACTTTACATTTTTCTGACAATGATTTTCAACGATATGAAAACATGGGCTGCAGAGCATAAGGATAAGCATTCCAAAAGATTTTTGTATGTATTCTGGATTCAGAACATACTGAACAAATATCAGACAACACAATTGTCAAATCAGTTCTCTTTTTACGTCTCAACCATCCTTCTGACAATTTTGTATAATTCGGTTGAACCATATTCCGTGTGCTTCATAATTATGAGCTCCCTTTATAGATTGTGATTTAAACAGGTCAGGAGAATACATAGTATAACCCGCGTTAGAAATGCCCTCTGTTAAGTCCTCTGTTAATGCAAACATGCCTGCCGATAAGAAGACCAAGCCTACCGCTGCCGCTGCTGCAACTACTACCACTACCCCCGCCGTTGCTCCCGCCAAGGGACGCAAGGCTGTGGCCAAGACCGAGGTTACGGTTCCCACCTCTGCCCCTGCGCCTGCTCCTGCAGTTGAGGCTGCCCCCGCCGAGACTCGCTCCGCCGATGCGATACTCTCCGCTCTCCAGGAGACCCTCAAGTCTCTCGGTTCTGAGGTGACTTCTCGCGTGCGCGCCGCTGTTCACGAGGCTGTTGAGGCGACCAAGGCCCTCAAGCGTGAGGCCCGCGACTCCAAGAAGCGCCGCCGCAAGGATCCCTCTGAGATGACGCCCGAGGAGAAGAAGGCCTGGGAGGCTCGCCGTGCAAACAATGCGTTCCTCAAGCTCCGCCCCATCTCCGATGAGCTCTCCTCTTTTATGGGTCTCCCCCCCAAGTCCCAGCGCTCTCAGACGGATGTCACCAAGTTTGTGTCCAACTACGTCAAGACGCACAACTGCTTTGACCCTAACTTCAAGCGCCGCATCATCCCCGATGCCAAGCTCGCGAAGCTCCTCCGCGTGAAGGATGGCCAGGAGGTTACCTACCTGAACCTCCAGAGCTTTCTCAAGGTTCACTTCCTCAAGCCTGCCGCTTAAATATGTTTCTTGTTTTTGCAAAAACAAGTGGTGGAGGATCCCAATAAAAATTTATACTCGGTCTCAAATGAGATCAACTATAAATTCTTGAAAACGGATTATATAGTTTCAGTCAGAAAGTAAGTACAACAAACCAGACACAATGTCAGATTCTAAGCCCAAGCGTATTATTACCGAGGAGCAGAAGGCCAAGATGAAGGAGGCGCTTGCTGCAAAGCGAGCCGATCCTGCATGGCAGGCCGAACAGGCCCGAAAGCGTGAAGAGCGCAAGGCTAAGAAGGACGCTGACAAGAAGACGTCTGGTAAGAAAAACGACGACGAGTCGTCAACTCAAAAGAAGAAGCGAGTCATCAGCGATGAACAGAAGGCCAAGATGAAGGCTGCTCTGGAAGCCAAACGGGCAGACCCGAAGTGGCAGGAAGAACAGAAGAAGAAGCGTGAAGAACGCAAGGCCAAGAAGGCAGCTGGAAAGGCTTCGGCTGATGAAGAATCTGAGTAAAATGGATTCATAAACTACTTCTTTTTATATTTCAAAATCAACAAGATGCAGAACAACTCTCGGAACAAGGCTTCAAAGCATGGTCGGGGAGGTGCTGGTGTCAAAAATCAGCGTGCAATTTCAGGTGTCTTCAATGACCTTCGTTCTCAGGATAGAACTGGATCAGATGTAGAACTTGCAGAAAATATCTATGTTGGACGAGTTGACCGTAAGCTCGGAAACGGCAGAGTTGAGGTGCGATATGCAATCAAGAAGCGCGATGTCATTGAAGACAGAGACGGCGAAGTTCTGGAGGACAAGAACAGTTATGAACTCAAACTTGGACAGGCGATCATTCGCGGAACCTTTCGAGGCCGCTCAAAGCGTGCTGTCTGGATTGAGGTAAACAGTCCCGTTCTCATTGAGGACAGTGGCCTGGGAATCATGGAGATCAAGGCGCTCTTGACGCGAGATCAATTGAAAGATCTTGCAAAGGAAACATTTATCCACCCAACAATTATGTCAGATCAGGGTGCGTCTACCGAAGGAGATGACGCAATTGAGTTCTCGAACGAGGCGGAGGAAGAACCCATTTCAGACAAGGATATTGACAATATCTAAGTCTGTAACAACTAATTCGTTAGGCATTTCAAGGTACAATACTGTGCTGAAGAAAGGAGTCGTGCGTCCGTCAAGGATCATGGCTCGTATTTTTGAATTTTCCAGAAGAGTTGTCAAAATTCGGTGAAACAAATTGTCTTTGCGAACCGTATGCCTAACTTCTACTTTGCAAGTTTTGCCATCCCATGCACACAGGTTTCCACTGCAAGTATTTTCAGATTTGAATTGACCACACGGCTTTCGTATCTTGGAAATAAATTCAATTGGTTTGGTTGCCTGTGTCATTTCGACCTTCTCTTCAAACCATTTTTGTAAAAGCGGTTCTACAGTCTTCTGCTTTGGGAAATCTTCTGAAAGTGCAGCTCGTAATTTAACTTCATCTTCTTGCAAATCGAACGTCAACTCGTATAACAGGAATTCATAAATTTCTGATGCATAACTTGTATTTTTGTAATCTCGCGTTAGTTCTTCCGATTCCTCTCCAAAAACTAATTCAGATTCCCCAATTTGGGTTGTAGTTTCTACAACTTCAAGAGTTTCCTTTGCTTCTCCGCGCTCTGGTACTACCGGAATACGAAGACCGCAAGTTAGAAGAATTTCAACTCGCTTTCCTTCTGAGTTGTACAAATCCTCTTCGAGCGTATACCCTTCATTGTACGTTTTTGCAATTTCTAGGTATTCAAGAACCTTTGCATGTGTCGGATATAATTCCGATGCAACATTTGAATATCCAAGTATTTTTGGCTGAGTCATATCTGGCAGAGCGGACGGCTGGAAAGGGATAAACATGTTGTTGGGAATGAAAAATGCCTGTGCTCTTCCGAATGGATCAAGAATAACTTGAAAGTCGTCTTTTCCCGATCTAACCAATACATCTCTTGCAATGTTGAGCCCTGTTGAAAGTGAAGGCATTTTTGTTTTGCACGCTTTGTTGCGAAGCTTTTCAAGTGTACTGTACGTTTCTTTCTTAAAAGGAGACTCAAACACATTTCCTTTGTATTGAAACCCACGAGGCAAACGAGTGACATGACATAACAAATCAATTGTCTTGTCCGTTTGCAAAATTACAATTCCACGAGTTCTAGGTCTTACGATTGGAGAATAAAATAGACATCCTAGCGTATTTGCATTTGTGTGGATTCGGAAAATATCACACTGCAAAAAGAGACATACATACTCAAGTTCTTCCAGTATAGATAATTCTTTCTTTTGATATGCATTGTGAATTCCAGAAATAATGTGTGCCAAACTCGATCTTACAGTTTGATCTGTATTGTATGGAGGTATTCTTTTGAGAGCATTATCTATTTCTTGCAAATTAGAATTGTTGGGTCGTTTCCAAGTTCGCAAGAATGAACACTTCAAGACCGTTTCTACTGATTCAAGCGGCGGAGGAATTTTTGTTTTCAAATCTAAAATTTCAGAAATTGTTTCAGACGGTCTTCCAATTCCTATGCGAAAAAATCCAGACATTCCGTTGTTGAGTCGTTTTACAGGTCCAGAAAGCAATTCATACGTTTCATTAATTTGAAGAGAATTGATGAGATCTTGTGTTAGAAATGCAAGACGAAGCTCTTTTAGTCCTACAATATTTTCACGATTTACGTAGTACTTGTCGGGTGCATCATCTGCCGCCTTTTCTTTGCGGGGGTTCTTGAGACAGCAGGGAGTTAACTTTTTGTTCTTTGGGGATTCATAGTCTGAAAAGTGAGGATACACAAATCCTTCTTTGCGCTGTATGACCGAATATTCGCGAGGATCTTCTGTATCGGTTGTTCTCAGCTTTCTTCCACATGAGGGACATGCAAGTTCCCCATCTTCAATAACAAGTTGTTCTTTTGTTAGGGGTATCTGATCACGTATGCACCAATATTCGGGGCAGATAATGAGACCATCCGGATCCTTTGTTTCCAGCATTTTTGATTCGGGAAAATACGTGCGAGGATCATAAAATTTTCCTTCCATTGAATCCAGATCTTTTTGACTTAGAATAATCGGTTGCTTTTTGTATTCGCACTTTTTTGTGTACTGAAAGTTTTCAACGTTGGGATCAAACGTTTTTGGATCAAAAAGTTTCAAACGTTCGTTGAAATAACTGTACTTAGACTTTTCACTTCTTGCAAGTTCTATTTGTCTACTCTTCTTTTCCTCTGCCTTTTCAACCGGTCTTTCTGATTCTTCCTCGTCTGCTTCCAGGAATCCAAATAAATCTCCAAACTGCTGCTTCGTTGCGTCGTCAACTTCAATAGTTTCTTTTGGAGCAGTTCCAACATCAATTTTTACAGTCTCCATTCGCTTGGGACAAATTGCGTCCAATTTTGAATCGTTCATTCCAACGATGTAGCGAAGCAGACTGGCGTATTTTACAATTCGGCCTATTTCAGCTACAAATTTTACAACAATTTCCTTTTCTAGGATTTCTACCGATGGATAATTGCGAAACGCGCGATCCTCAATATTTGGGTCCGTATCTAATTTGTTTTGAACTTCCTGAATAATCATTTTTGCCTTTTCAACCGAAATGCTTAATTCTTGAGATAGTACAGTTGGCTTTATGTCTCCATCTCTCATCATTTGCAGTACCTTCACTTCGACTGGACTAATTCCATAGTTTGTACGATCTGTTCTCAAAAAGTTAAACACTGCCTCGTTTGGATCGGGTTGGTTGAAAAGAAATGAAATGCAGTTCATGCGACGATCATCAATCTTTTCAAGGATGCGTGAATAATTCAAATGAAGCTCAATTTCTTGGACTTTCCATCTTTCAGTATCAATGTCATTTTTGTTGACGAATGAAGACAGCGCATCAAACTTCTTCAGCCACTCAAGTCCATCTTGCTTAAGTTTATCCAAATCTTCATTATTTGTTTCATCTCGGTAGAAAGTCATTGTTATATCAAGTTCTGTTATCGCAATACGGTCATATACATCTTTTGCGTCTCCTCTGTACAAAATCAACGTTGGAAGATTGCGAGGAGGTCTTCGGGTATTCCATCGCTTCCAAACTCCCATGTCTAAAAATGGTTTCTTTCCCTTTTTGGGATTCTCCACATAAAATTTGTGTCTCATAACTTCGTTTCTTCCAGTAAAAAATCCAATGTATGGAACTTCTTCTGATAATGTCATTCCATAAAAGATTTGCTCAAACCGTGTACGAACTGCAGTTCCAAAATCAGTTTCAACAAATTTTGTATGAAATCGTGCATACCGAATATTGGTAGACCGAGGTTCGTAAACTTTGTAAGCCAGCAAATCTGATAACAGTTTTTTATTTTTTTCAATGATAGCTATAGTTTCTTCACTCAAAAAATTCGGAGTTGTTGATCGTAAAAAGGGAAAATAAACAAGTTCTGCATTTTCTGCAGACGAATCATAGGGTATAACTACAAATCTTGCAATCTTGGAAGGATCATACAGTGTGGAAACGAGACTTGCAATTAATGGCTGAGGTAATTTTGCAGCGGGTATTTTTGAAACGAGAGACGGATTAAATTCAAAAGGAAGAACATACGATTTTTCGTCGGACACTCCAAAAATACGAAGTTCAAAGAAGTCTCGTGTTGGACTGTGAAACTCTGATAAAGAATCTGGTTTCAGCATCCATTCAGTTCTGTCGTATGCCTCAAAATTAATATCGGTTTGCGGACTTCTGTATTGCAGCTGGTATTCCTGAAACGATTCTTTCAGTACCTTCGTTCCTCCGTAGGACATGCGATCAAATAAGTCTTCCCAGCGACGAGAATCTTTTTGGTAGTAATCGTTTTTCAAATTTAACGAAACCAGAATAAACAAACGATCTGGATGCGTGTTCATTGCAGCGGCAATTGTGTGGCGCACTGTGTCAATCGTGTCGTCTTCAAAATATGACACGTTATAAATTGTTTTTGTACGAAAGTCTAAGACTTCAGACTTTAACATCTTACTTATAAAAACGGATTTAGTTTAGCTTGATTTGCATACCAGTAAAACAGACACAATGGGCTGCTTTGATTATAACTGCGAATGCGATGGAACCAAGTGTGTTTTCACTGGTGGCCAGGATGGCGGTAGTGCAGAAGTAATTATTGAAGTCCCCCTTAACGATGGAACAACTGTTTACGTTAAGGGGAGCTACGATTCTTATGGTGCAGTCCATGTGGGAAATTACCGATTTTATCCGGAGCAGTTTGAGGACTTCGTTAATCATTGGCTCAGAAGTGAGCCGGAAAGTGAACGATGCAAGATCTTTCTTGCAAAGAGAATTTGGACAGTTTCGTATTTACATTATGAATACGATGAGGATGAAGACGATGATTCGTTCACCAAGAAGAAGACAAATTGCTTTCCGAAGAAGAGCAGTGCTATTACAACCCTTGAAGAGTCTACACTTGGAAAGTGTATTCGTGCAGATGGCGGCCTGAACATTCTCTCAGACAACGAGAAGAAACAGCAGCGTGTTGCAGATTTGAAAAAACAAATTGAATCTGCGCAGAAGGAACTTCAAACACTTGCTGTTTAGAGAGGCGTATCTGTTATAGTCATCCCGCAATATTGAACGGGATTTTTTGCGTAGTTTGTGTTCTCGTACACACCTGCTTGAATCGCATCGTGCAAAATACGACGAAAGTTTGCCCAGAATTCAGGAGTATGACCAACCGTTGTAGACATCAAATGGGCCATTTCATGCAGAACTACGAATGTAACTGTGTTGGAATCAACAAAAGGATAGCCTGTCGTTTTGTCTCTCAAACAAATAACTATTTTTTCACCCTTATTTTCTGAGTATGACGTTGAGTCATCGTCCAAATCATTTTCAATCATACTTTGAGGTTTAAATCTTTCAATCATCGTTTGTACACGGGGATCTCCCATTGCAGACGGATCATCTTTGTAAAACTTTATGAGCTTTTCAATCTTCCCCTGCAACTCCGCCATCTTATCTGCCGCCTCCTGTTTGTCCGGAAGATTTTGAACCGTATACGTTTGTCCGTTAACAGAACTTCGTACCTGAACAGTGTTCGAAGGTCCACGGTGTGTCGTCATTGCAAGAGCTGCTCCTAAACCAATTATAGCTGCTGGCCACATTATTACTATCTATGAAATTTGAACTAGAAAATGGATTTTTTTGAGATAGGTTTGTAAATTTCAAATAGTCAAACATGGAACTGTGTCTTGTTCAAGCGAAAATCAACCAACTAATTTGGGAGGAGCAATGCTTGATGCATCGATTGCAGTTTGAAATAGATCCAGACTACATGGCAACGCCTGAAATGCGTAGACTCGGAAGAAGCATCGAAAAGAAGCTTTCACTCATTCGTCAGGAACTTGAAGATCTTGAAGAACAAGAGTATTTGTTGAGTCAACGGAAGTAGTCAAAAACGGATTTTTTTAAAGCAAACCGATGGATATTGGGACAGCTAACAGACTGTTCGTCATTAACCGAGATTATCTGTAAAACCCGAAGTAGGTTTGTCGTCCTGGACGTTTTTCAATTGCAGATAAAAACGGATTTTTTAAACTCAAATTGATGAAGAGTGCCCGGAGATAGTACGGCGCTGAGTAAATCGCCAGAAAGGTGTAAAGAAAGGCGGTACTAGGACAAAATCGGGCCATGCGTAATCCCGTCATGGTGAAGATAGGGTGCCCGAGTAAACAGGGGAGGTGTTGCACGTCAATGAGCCGTCGCACTGAAAATCCAGTTTGATCTCTTCTGTGGAAAAGAGTGTGTAAAAAACCATTAGGGTTTTGTCCTCAGCAGAGGTTTTTCAATTTTTAAGCATCAAGTCCACGCTTGAAGGGGTTCGCCTCAATGGTGGTGTTCAGGAAGGGGCCAACCTTTGACTGAGGATTCGGGGGCTCAGAGCGAACGTCCCAGGAGGCATTCCTGTTGGTTTGAGAAACACCCGCAATCGCAGTGTTGGTGTGGTAGCCGGCATCAAGGAAGTTCTGGCCCTTGAGATCACCCATACCTGCAGGGTTTACCGCAGCCCAGGAAGCACCGAGGCCACCCTTAGGAAGAAGCTCAGAAGCAGAAAGAGTGCTATCGGTGTACGTAGATTGAGAAGCAGGATGACGGCCCTGAACAGTTTCTACAGGCTGTGCATTACCCCCCATGCTGTGATCAGGCTTACCGTAGGGACCAGAATCAGAAAGAGGACCCTGAGTTCCGAGTGCACCCTTCACCTGCTCTAGACCCTCGCCTACGACAGACTTGCCAGCAGAATAGCTGGTCATGAGATAGTATACAATGACAACACCGCCAAGGATCAGTGCTAAACGAGTAGTCTGCGAACTTTTCATCCTTATGTTTATATCCAAACGTAGACAAAAAACAGAATGAAAAAGCACCCTTTGACCGATCCTGTTTTGTTTTTTGCATCTCCTGAATTTCAGAACTATTTTGAAGTAAACATTCTGCGACCGATCCTGGCAAAGGTGTTTCAATATTTATATCCGTACCTACTTGCCTTTACCATGCTCTGGATCATCATGTTTCTTTGCATGATTGTCATCATGGTTATCCTCTTTAAGGCTAGGATATAGGAGCTCTAGAAGTTCTGCCTTTTTTAGATTCCAAAACTTCGTGTACCCCCGAGCTTTGGCTTCCGCAATCAATTCACTTCTCTTCTTTTTTTCAAGAATGTACGATTGTGGAAGATCTTTCATGGTTAGAAGTTTGATCAATTCATAACGCTTCAGGATGTAATATTGCTTGATTCTCGGTTGATGATTCTTTGCAGCCTGTTTGAGTTCAACAAGCGACATAGAATGGTAATCCATCTTTGCTGAACTTCCCAAAATGGATTAAGCAAAATCCGTTTTAGGTTTTGTAGCGATCATAAAATAATGGATATCATCATATTTGTTGTACTGACGGCAATTGCAATATTTACAAGCTTGTATTTGTACGCAGGCTCACAGGTTTCAAATTTGAAAAAGAACTGGGCACAATACCGCTGTAATCCGTTGTATATGCCGATGGCAGGTATGGTTGGAGACAACGTTATGTCCAACTTTACAAAATGCACAATGAGCGGATTTCATACGTATACCGGATTTATCATGGATCCTATCCTTGCTGAATTTGGTGTTATAAATGATACACTTGGAGAGGTGTCGTCCACGCTTGGTTCTATGCGCTCTATGATGTCCGGAGTTCGCGGAGGATTCCTGGGCATTATTGGGTCTGTATTTGGAAAGATTCAGAATGTTATGAGTCAAACTCAGTACACCGTCATTCGCATGCGCACCCTGATGAGTCGTGTGGTTGGAATCATGTTTTCGTTCGTCTACATTTTCTATGGGGGGATGCAGTCTGGACAATCATTGGTCAATGGTCCCGTCGGACGAACAATGAGCGTTCTCTGCTTTGATGAAGATACACAAATTCAAACGTTTGAAGGCTTTAAGCCTATAAAACACGTAAGGATCGGAGAACGTCTGCAGGGGAACCTGGCTATCGTGACATCCGTGTACAAGATTGATGGAAAGGGAGTACAAATGTATTCGCTATCCGACATTCTTGTTTCCGGCAGCCACAAAGTAAGATATAGGGGTAAATTTATTCGTGTTGATAATCATCCAGCTGCAAAGAAGGTTGAAAAACAATCGGATCGTCTAGTTTGCCTGAATACGACCAATCACAAAATTTCAATCAAAAATTATGAGTTCCTGGACTTTGTGGAATCGGAGGATACTGAATTTGCCAAGTTCAAAAATACGTACATCCAAATGCTCTACAACGGAACAGTTCGTGAAACACCTGGAGATTGTACAACGGGAATTCTTCAGGGAACCTACATTTCCACAAAGAAAGGTCCAATGATGATTCAAGACATAGATCTTGACGATATTCTTGATGATGGCAACGTTGTAAAAGGCATTTGTGCTCACTGGTTAAAAGCTAATACCTACGTAGAAATAGGATCTGGCATTCTTGCATCGCCCGGTACATGGGTTTACAAAGATAACAAAATTGTGCGAGCAGATACGTTTGGTCATCAGTATAGAAATGATGTTGAAAACTGTGTTATTTATCAACTTATAACAGAGTCGTCAATGTATACCGTCGTTGGAAAAGATACCAGCCTCAAGGTGCTTGACGAGCTTCAAACAACCGAGCCATTCTATCATTCAATGAAAGATTCGATTATTACTTCAGGAAGGTTTCGCAATAAATTAGTAGTAGTATAATGTGGCTATTTTTTGTATTGCCATTGCTTTTTATAGGAGCTGCTCTTCTGGCACACGCTGCAGAGAGCTTGGATACAGTTCGTGCAAATTGGGATCAATACCGCTGTAATCCCATGTATATGCCTTTTGCAGGACTCATACGAAGTGATACAAGCACAAGTCAAAATTTTTATCAATGCATGAATTTGTTTGGTAATGAAATTTTGAAAGTTCCTCTGGACGGGTTGGGAGCCGGGTTCAAACTTGTTGGATCAGCCATATCAGAAGTCACGGCCCCGCTTGGTTTGCTCAGAGCATTATTCGGACGCATTCGTAAATTTATGCTGAGCTTTGGAGCCACAACCTTCTCAAAAATAGCTTCCTCAAGCAGTGTGTTCATTCATTATTTGATCAAAATTAGAGACGTTCTCAAACGGTTTGTGGGTCAGGGCTATATTGCGTCATATCTTGTGTACATTATAATATCGTTTCTTGAATCATTTGTTGTCCTGTTCATTTCAATTTTGAAGGCGTTCGTTGGAGTCATGTTAGCAATTTCAATTGTGCTTGCACTTTTTCAACCTGAACTTCTTGCTATTGTTTTAGTGCTGGCGTCTCTGTTAGCAGCCTCAGGTGCATAAAAAATCATACTTTCCTTGATAATAAAGGAAATGGATAAAACCAACCTCGTTATTGCATTTTTTGTTGCTGCAGTTTTAGCTGGATTATTTCTTCAGTTCTCGGCTCCCCCAGCTCCCGCAACAAAGGAGACATTCATGCAGAAAGAAGTCGGCATGCCTCTCAACAGCGGAGGAATGGGACCGTACGATCAAGTGAGTATCGCGGGTGCTTCAGGATGGGCGTCAAGTGAGCCTATGCCTGTTTCACAGGCTCCTGCGAATAATCCTCTGGACACCAACAAGTTAATGCTGCTAGTAGGAAACCAAGTATCTCCCGAGTGCTGCCCGGCTGCTTTCAATACCGACACGGGTTGCGTGTGCCTGACTGAGAACGATCGTAAGCTATTTGCTCATCGCGGGGGCAATCGTGCTTAAACGGGCAACGAGTATTAGATTTAATGGATGAAGATCATATCATAGCATTGGTAGTCTTTTTGTTTTTAGCGACATGCGGAATTGGTACTTGTTGGCTGTCGTGGAAACACGAACGTACTGAACAAGAATATGAAATGCTATCTGATACAGTTTAAATACATATTTCCACTACAAAACTAAATGGACACGAAGCAAGTATTTGACACTTTTTTGTCTGACTTAAAAAATGCATTTCCCGAGATCAGCCTCGCAGAGTATGATCTTGAGAAAGAGGTTAAAGTTGTAGAGGATATGGTATTTTCATCTATTTTGAAAATCGCTCAGAAGGATGAAACCTTTTTTACGAGTCAAGATCGCATCATTTGCGGAATCAACGTTTCTGATCTCTGGAAATCTTCGGAAGCAAACCGTGAAGCTATTTGGAAACATATGATCATGATTTCGGTTGCCGCATTTATGCATGGAGATATCAAGGAAAAGCTTGGAAAGATTTTGGATACCGTCAAGAGTTTGTGGTCATCCAGTGGGAGAGAAAATGATGAGATCTCCAAAATTTTGAACGACGAAGAGGCAGAAGACAAGATTTCCGAAATCCTGGAATACATTCAGAATACTCGTATTGCGAAGATGATGCTGGAAATGGTTGAGGAAACGAACATTGAAGAGTTTGTGGGCGACCTAGATTTCAATAACATGGATGAAATTATGGAAATCCTGAAGAACCCGGAACATCCAAAGATTAAGCCCATCATCGGAAAAGTACAGCACACGATTCAGGAGAAACTTCAGCGTGGACAGTACACTCAGCAGCAACTTGCTTCTGAAATTGAGGGGATTAAAGCGAAGCTGCAAAGTATGTTTGGAAATGTTGTGAACGAAATGCTGGGAGGTCGTCGTGCCGATGTTCCGGCAAGTGTACTCATGGGAAATTCTCCAGAAGCTCGTCGTCAAAGAATGCTAGCTCGTCTACAGAAGAAACAGCGCGAGAAAAACTCACGGTAAAAATAAGATGACCGAACAAATTTGGTACAAAGATCCTTCGTCTCTGTTTGTAAGAGAAAATTGGTATAAGTTTGTCCCCGTTGCAACGATGACAATTCCGGAGGCTCTGAACGCTGTGGTGAGATTCACGGTGTATTTCGTTTCAATTTTAGCCCTCACAACAGGCGAGACAAGCTACTTTGCAATCATACCAGTGGTCCTTCTGGCCACCATTCTTTTTGATAAAGTGTTTCCCGAAGGAGCAACAATTGAGTCATTCAAATTGAAGATGAAGACGAGTGGACCGAAAGAGTCGTACACAATGCCAACGGCTGCGAACCCGTTTATGAATGTTTTGCTAACCGAAATTCAGGACAACCCAAACCGGCATGATGCAGCCCCTATAACTCGCAGAGATGTCAAGAAGAAGATTTATGAAGAATTTCAGAAGACGAGCGACATGCACATGGATACGACCGATCTGTTTGATCAAGCTCAGGCAATGAGAACATTCCACACCATTCAATCTGCAAAGGTACCGAATGATTTGGATGGATTCAAAAAGTGGATTGCAAAGGGAATTGACGAGCCCGACTTTTCGTCGGCTCCTCCTGCTAGGTATGCCAAGGCGGCAAGCGAAGGATATGTTCATGCGAAGGGTTCAATGAAGGACCTTCCGAGTACGACGACGAAGCCTGCGGGAACGAGTCCTTCTGCGGCGGCCACCGTTAGCAAAGGCAAGTCCCACTCCGGAACCTCCAAATAATTTTGCATTCAATTCTTCTTTTGTCATTTCACCTCCAGCCGTCTTCTTAACCTGACCACCTTCACGAAGTTCAAATTCGGGGAACGCAGTTTTCTTGAGTTTCTTCGGAATGTTTTTGGTTTCAACTTTTACAAACTTCGTATCCTTATGATCATCTTCTAGCTGTTCATAAGGTTCGTGCATGGCCTCACAATGAGGGCACATATTCCAAAAATAAAAGACGACCGTTTTCTCGGGAGATTTGAGTATCTCCTCAAGTTCCTTCTCGCTTTTTACTTCTTTCATTTACTCATTTGCTAAGTATATTTATAAATGCCCTTTCTTAGAATCACCATTTTGGGACTTCTCGCAACCATGTCGTTGCGCGACTGTGGAAATCCATCTACTGACCAAGCTAAAATAACGGGGTTCGGTTTTTCTCCCAGCAATCCAAATCCGGGAGATGCCACGGAACTTTGGGTTGCCTACGATTTGAACTCTCCCATAACCGGAGGAACTGCAACATATTCTGTTTCTCTGAACGGCATTCCTTTTACTCCAACTGTTGATGACTTGTGCACACAAACTGTGTGTCCCAAAGACGTGGGAACCTACAACGAAACGAGTAAATCCACATTCCCGTCCGGACTATCTGGAAAGCTTGTTACCAAAATTCAGTGGAAGAACCAAGGTAGCCAACCCGTGTGGTGCCTTGAAAGTACTTTCCGAATTTAGTGTCGTCGTATTTTCTTATCTTTTCTGCGACGGGTTTTTCTACCACTACCTTTTTTATAAATTTTAGGAGATATTGATACGTTAAAATTTTTAGTATCTACTTTTGATACGTTAACTTCAAACGGAGGACCTATCAAGATTTCTTTTTCATCTCGATAGTTTGATATTTCTTCAACCAAAAATGCACGAATACCTGGTTTCAATCGTATAGTTAAAAAACAACAGTCTGGACCAGAAAATAATCGTGAAACATTTGGACTGTAGGATGTAGATAAAAATTCATTTCCATGTGTCAAAATATCTTGTTCTCGCTCTATCCCTCTATACACAGTCAGTTCCTTTTTTAATACTGGAACTTTTTTAAATACATTTAAAAACATACCAACATATTCCGGAACAATACCAAATCTTTGTATTCTCGTTTGAACTCCTTGTGGCTGAAATAAAGGATTTGCACGTATAAATGATTTCAAATTAGTCATAAATACTTTATTTTCTTCTTGAACATTAGTTATATTTCCACGTAGAACCTGATTTATAACGCGATCTCCAAAAAGTGTATACGATTTCAGCAAATTTCTTTCGTCTGGAGTCAATGTTTCTAAAAAAGCTTGCTGTTCTTTTATATATTCATACAATACGTCCTTGTCTATTGTTTTCTGTTTTAAAGTTCCTACATTAGCTCCTTTTTCTTTTAAAAATTTAATCATAGGTTGATCATTTATGGCTATAGCTACATCGAGCGGAGTTTCGCCATCTCTATCATTAATATTTATGTTTGCTCCGTTATCAACCAAAATTTGTATAATTGGTATATTTTCTGATTTTTTTACAAGATTATGTAAAACTGTATTTCCAAGAGGGTCTATGACAGAATTAACATTAAACCCTTTTTTTATAATTAATGGGATAATGTCATAATAATTCATATTAAATAGATATTTGGCAACAGGAATTTGTTCTCCTGAACCAGATTTAAATTTGTAATTTACATCTGCTCCTTGTTTAATAAGTTCTTTTGCGATATCTTTTCTATTATTAGACACTGCATGCCAAAGTGGAGAATAACCTAGACTATCTAACCTATTCGGATTAGCTCCTTTTTTAAGCAAAAGTTTTACAAGTTCAACATCATTACGATCAATTGCTTCAATTAATGTTGGTGAATTCACAGATGCTTTATCTAACGAAGGTTCTGAAGGATTTGACTGGGTTGCTCCCATTCAGTTGTTTTATCTTTCTGAAATTAATCTAAAGATCCATTAAATGCAACAGCATTGGGAAGGATACATGAAAGCGCTGGGTGGACAAAAACTTCCAACTACCACAATGCCCGAAACGGCTCCCTATGAAACTTCCAGTTCTGAGCATGGAAAGGCTGGGTTCATGGATTTGCTAGTTAGGCGTCCGCAAATTCAGGCACGCTACGACGCAATGCAGGGAACATGGGAAGGTCCAGCCGCTGCAGATACTGCTATTTCACAGGGCATGTTCAAAGCAGAGTCCATGCCTCTTCAACAAAAACAAACTCCTACAAAGAAATAAATGTCTGGCGAAATTGTGAATGTACTCATGAATTTGTATGATCAGGTAAAAATCTATCACTGGCAAACAATGCATTTTCCTCGTCATGAAGCTGCGGGAAAACTCATTGAAGCACTGGACGATCAAATTGATACGTTTGTAGAAACGTACATGGGTAAGTACGGTCGCCCTAAGTTGACCGCAAAGACGGGAACAATACACGTCCGCAATTTTAATGACAAACAAGCAGTCGAGCTTCTCAAAGACGCGATTGCTTGGATGACGCACGTTTTACCAAAGAAGTTGAAGTCATCTGACACGGATCTTCTCAACATTCGCGATGAAATTGTGGGAACCCTAAATAAGACACTCTATTTGTTCACGATGAATTAATATGTACCAATTGCTATACATATATTTGTTCCTGCAGTAAGACTACCCCCAGATACCACACATCTTGCTTGGAAAAAGTCTGTCAATTCAAATGTTGTTGCAAAATTATTTATAACTAAATTTTGAGTCGCGCTGTTTAAAACGGCCGTCTTGAAAGACGTTCCAAGAACATTTGGAGTAGCCGATTTATACAAATCTACAGTAACCGTCACTCCAACCGGAATTGCTACTGTGGATGATACAACGCCATCAAAAACAATTATACGCTGGGGGAATGGAATACCCACAACGAGATTTGCAAAGTTTGCAATACTTGTACCTGGGCTCAAATAATAGGTCGCTGCCGGTGTTGTGGTTATACTTCCTTGTCCTGAAAAATTCACAGTAGGTCCTAAAACAAACAAGAGTTTTGATGGTTCTGTAGTTACGCTAAACCCATTTCCATTTGCGTTGTTGTTAACTAAATCTGTAAATCCTAGTTGAATTATTCCTGCAGTTTGGTTAATATCATATAACACTCCAGAAATTGTAGTTGTTTTTGAGTCAAATACTGCACCTGCATCTGTAGTTTCTACACCAACAATATTTGTTCCAGTTCCTCTGGCAAACACAACTATATCGCGAACCGCAAACCGATTTGCACCACTTACAAGAATTCCACGAGTAATACCTGTGCTACTGGAAATTACGTTAATCGTTGAACGTTGAATCGCATTAGGTGATGAAAACGTAGAAGGACTCACACTCGTTCCTGCTGAACGAACTCCGATAATTGTTGGAGATCCAGAAGCCGTTGATGTCACAGTCCAAATTGAGTTTCGCAATTTTGCATTTGTAGATGTTCCGGTTGGGAAATCGACGCCAATTAAATTATAATTACCAGAAGAGGATAAATTCGCTGTAAAATTTTCAGCACGACAGTTTAGTCCCATCGTCAGTAAAGTCGTATTCGCAGTTACACCCAATTGTTGAATAACGACAGCCTGAGGCCCTTGACCTGTTAAGGATACACCAGAAGGAATTGTAAGTACTTCATTATACGTACCCGCTCGAACAACTACATTTTGTCCAGAGGATGCGGCATTCAAGGCTGCCTGAATTGTTAAGAATGGCAATTCATATGGGCTGAGCGCAGCTGTTGTATCGTTTCCATATACTGCATCTACAGTAAGTGTATTTCCTGTTGGTCCTTGAGGACCTGTAGGGCCCGTCAATCCTTGAGGTCCTGTAGGTCCTGTAGGTCCTGTAGGTCCTGTATCACCCTGTGGTCCTGTAGGGCCCGTCAATCCTTGAGGTCCTGTAGGTCCTGTAGGTCCAGATGCACCTTGTATGGCTTGAGATAGAGTGGTAGTTACTTGTGCAATAACTCCATTTCCAAACTCAAAATCGATAGACCAACCATCTGGGTTGACTGTGTACAATAATATGATAATACGATCAGTCAAGGTTAGTGGCACTACAGTAGGAAATGGTATTATCATATCGTACCACTGGTTGTAAGCTATTTCATTTAGTATGGTAGGTGTTGCTGAATTTGTTGCAACAGGTGCTCCAACAGGATTTACTCCATCCCAAACGTATACTTCCGCGTAGACCCCTGGGTTTGTTGGTCCTGAACCACCTACCGATGTAACATTTTGAACGTGGAAGTGGATATCCCAAACTCCAACCGGAATCTCTGCCTGATTTGGATCTCCGACTGGTGTTATAAATGATAAGAAATTTCCATCCGAATTTACCGTTATCGTTTCAACAGTTGCTCCGGGTATTTTGCTCATATCATAAAATGTCCCCCCAGGTGTGGGGGATTCTCCATTAGCAGGAGCAGGTGGTTCCACGTAATTTAGGAAGTAAATAGATCCTGTGCTAAATCCTTGAGGACCAGTTGTTCCTGTATCTCCTTGAGGACCGGTTGCACCCGTAGGGCCTGTAGGACCAGCAGGACCCGTAGTACCTTGTGGCCCAGGATTTTTGTACTGTACTCCCAAATTGCATACATTACCGCCAGGGCTGTATCTAACTAACGACATCTTATTACTTCTCAGGCAATTTTATACCAAGCATTGTCGCTATTAACGGGAGCACCAATCTTGGCTCCAAAAGATGAACTGGGGATTTTTAATTCTTGAGCGTTCGGGGGCATAACGTTGGGATCAGCACCTCCTTTACGAACACGCCGAGGGATACGACGAAGAGTCTTGCGGCGGTGCTTGCGTGAAACTTTACGAGTCTTGCGGGGCATTTCTTTACTCTCAAGTAAAGAGAAGAATGGAATGGTTATGGATTGCAATTTCAGTACTCGCGATTCTCATTGTATCGTTCTACAGGCAAGAACACATGACGAACAAAGATGTTCAGTCGGCCCTACAAAAATATGCGGGAGTCAACGACACTGATTCAACCTATCAATCTGTGGGAGTTTCGGAGTACCCTATTTATGGCCCAAAGGCACGCCAGCCCGAACCGTCGCCTACACCTGGACATGGCCGTAGCAAAGATGGCAAGTATGACTCGCGAAATTATCCCGAAATCTTTGGTCCAGACGTAGAACTTGTTCCAGGAACGAAGCCTCAGAGCAACAAACATAAATCAGACGACACGAGTGACCCAACCTACGAGTTTAATCCGGATTTACAAAAAGCGTTTCCAACTTCAGGACCGCCTCAACCGTTTCTTACCAACTTTTCGGGCTTTCAGCGTTGATTTCTTTTTGCGCTGAGTTTTTCTTGTTTTTTTAACACGTTTGATTTCAGGTAGAACGGGAGTTTCCGTTTGTTCATCATTTGAAAACCGAGGATCGGGAAGACCGTCGCTTGCAAATGCACTTTTTTCGGTGTACGTCATTCCAGTAGTTGCATTACTCATTTGTCTTTTTCACGCATTTTTCTAAAGATGAGTAAACCAAGAATGTTTGGTCTGCAAAATTTTAGAGGAAGTTGCTGGGTCAACGCTTGTTTACAAGCTGTCTATCGGTTTCCAGATGTACAAAACCGATACGCAAACGGAACGTACGAACATTCTAACAAAATTGATGAGTGTTTGTATCAAATTTTTAAGAGTCAGGGAAAAGAAGGACTCCGCGATTTCTTTGATAATGTTCGCACCGAAACAATGCCCGCAGGTCGGGGAATTGGAGATTCGCACGAACTTTTTCAATATCTTTGCGATAAACTTCCTTTTCTAGATAATTTGTGTAGGTTTAAAATTGCTCATGTCATAGAATGTAATTCTTGCAAAGATAAGACGGTTAAAGAAGATAGTGTTATTGAGTATGACCTGACATCTCCCGGAAAGTTTGAGCCCCTAGCGAATTGCATTGCATCTTCTGTGACTCCAGTTGTTATTCCAGAATGGGTTTGTGAAAAATGCAAAAAGACTGGTTGCACAAAACAACAACTTATTGGCTCGTTTCCCAAAGCGATGATATTTCATATGACGAATCCCGAGGATTCTTCAGTTAATTATTCCAGTGTTCTTGTACTCAACGGAAAGAAATATGCACTTTTGTCCATCGTATGTTTTACAGGAGGACACTGGCTCACACACGGCCGGTCTATGCCTCCAGGTTCTTCTTGGTATACATTTGACGATCAAATGATAACAGGTCATGGTGCAAAACAGTTTCCAGTGTCGAACAAAATGCGTTTACTAATTTATTATCGGCTAGAAGAGTAATCAGAATGACGCTAGATCCTATGGTCCTGGGCATATCCATCGGTGGAGTACTTCTGCTTTTGCTTATTCTTATAATAACTGGAAGTTCTTTTATATCAATAGTTGTTATACTTTTGCTCGCAGGAGTCCTAATTTATGTACTGAATTTGCTGGGTGTTATATCCATCGGGATAAAAGATGATACCCTAGATTTCAAGTTCTTTGAATCAGCTCCTGCTCCTGCTCCCACAAAGCAGGTACTGATGAGCGATATTTCTTCTCCAATCCAAAAGAAAGAGGTATTCTACATCAGTGGAAACAATTATACGTATGATGATGCACCAGCAGTTTGTGCAGCATATGAATCTGAACTAGCTTCGTATGAACAGGTTTTGGAGGCATACTCTGGAGGTGCAGAATGGTGTGGATATGGATGGACACAAGGCGGGATGGCGCTTTTCCCAACGCAACAAAGTACTTGGGAAGTTTTGATGCAGGAGGTGAATCCCAAGAATCGCACTCAGTGTGGTCGTCCAGGAATAAATGGTGGCTACTTTGATCCCAACACGAAGTTTGGTGTTAACTGCTATGGTGTTAAGCCGGGGGACAAGGGAACAAAGTATCCTCTGCCTATCCCCGGATCAGATCCAAATGAGTTTAACAACACGGTTAACAAGTTCAAGTCTATGATAAACCGTATGTCCGTTTCTCCTTTCAACCGCTCAGGATGGTCAGAGTGGTCTGTGGGCGCACATGCTCCTGAACTAAATGCTCCCACAGTAAACAAATGAACACAAACATTTATGCACTCGATAGTCCGATAAATCGGAAAGTGTATGTTCCGGGCCGTGATGAAATTCCGTTTGCTCCCATAGAATATCCGAAAGCATCACAGGAGCAAGATCAGACACACCGCCATATGCAATGGCTTTTTCACAAGCCACAGAATGTAGCTATTTTTCCGATACAACCGCAAGCTGTCAAAATAGAGAAGAAAAAGTAAATAGGAAATACAAATGATTGAACTAGCACTTTTAGCAGGCCTTGGTGCCGTTGGGTATATGCTAGCTGTCCAACAGCAACCGAAACAGTCGGATGACGTACAGGAACCATTTGCTTTGAAGCCTCGTCCCACTGAAAAACATCAGGATGACGTTCAGCATTCTCAGGAGAAGAAAGGACACAACAATGAAGTTCCATTCTTTGGATCTCATCTGAAGCAGAGTATGTACTCGGGTGCAACGAATGGAATCCTTGATTCTCACACTGGAGCCGGTAAAGAGTACTTCCAAAAACGGGAAGTAAAGTCGTTTTACGACGCAAAGCCTGGAACGGGAAATCCTTTTGGAAACGCGGACGAAGCTGAATTCATGCAGTCTCGTATGGTTTCTGGTCAGAATATGAACAACGTCTTCCCGATTGATCAGGTACGCGTGGGCCCTGGCGCAAACGATGGATACACCAATGTGGGAAAGGGCGGTTTCCAGCAGGATCAACTTCGTGAGTATGAACTCCCAAAGACCACTGACGAACTTCGTGTTGCGACAAAGCCCAAGCTTTCTTACGATCTTCCCGTCATCCCTGGCGCAAATCAAATTACTCAGCCGGGTATCCAGGCGGATGTCAACAAGAACAAGCCCGACCGCTTTGTTCTGCTAGGTATGGATCGTGTTAACACGGCGGTGGGTGCACAAACGGCTCCCCACATCTACCCCGAGCAACCGATGAAGCTCCAAGCTCGCGAATCAACTTCCGTTGCATACAATGGTCCTTCCGGTGGTAATGCGATCTTCTCATCCTACATCCGCGCATTCACGGAACCCTACCAAGAGTTCATGAGATTGACGGCCGAAGGTCGCCCAGGTCCTGCGGGTGTATCCGGAACGGGTGTTGGTATTGGTGCAGACCAGTACTCAGCTCAAACCAAGAAGGATGAAACTGTTCTTTCAGACGCAGCACGCCTTAATAACGGGCTTGTTTCCATCCCTGCACACGCCGAGCACTATGGGTCCTACCGCTTTAATGCGCCTCTTCAGCAGGATGTCTACGTCAATCGTAATGAGACTGGAATCCTGGACGCATACAAGGCGAACCCGTATACACAGCCTCTCACTTCCTATTAATAATGGACCTCATAAGAGAGCACCTGATGTACAAAGATATTCCCATAACTATTTGCATGAAAGACTTGAAGCCAATAGAACAGTATGAAGTCATACGCATTTTGTTGGCCACGAGAACGAAAGAAGTAAAAATTTGCACACACGAATCGGTAAACGATTACATTACTGCGTTGCTGAAGAAGCTGCCGGTACAGCTTGTGCAGTGTTTTGTGGAGGAAGAGAAGGTGTTGGTTCCGTTATTTGAGGAGAAATAGGTTCTACAGCAGACGACTCAATAGGAAATGCTCGGTTCCCTGCAAGCGCTCCTCCTACCGCACACACGCTTCCAATTCCCATGCAAACCAAATATGCTGTGGTTAAACTATCCATATGATCTTCTTGTATTTGAATAGAGATGTTTCATTTAGTTAAAGATAACGTAGAGAAGATTGAAAATAATCTTCTCTGGGTGAGATCTGTTCGTGATTCAATGTTTTCGTGGTGGTTCAACATTATTCTGCTTGTTGGAGTCCTGGGCGCAGCTACATACTTTTTGTATTCAAGTTATGGAACTGTTCCGTCCGAAGAAATGAAAGAAATTCCGTTTGAACCTCGTACGTGGAACAACGCCGTAAGAAATGTTCCCATAACAAATTATGGACAGACTCCTCAAATTGAAACTGGAGATCCTATACAAGGATTTGCCTATCGAACAAGCTCGGCAAACGTTCAGCCAGCTTAAGGAACAACCTCCAAAAGAAGAACCCCCAAAGAAACGTAAATTAAGAATTCCTGCAAAGTAAACTAAATGAGATCAGCATCTTGTTATACAGATCTTCGGAGAACTGTTGCATACGCAAAGAACCGAAAAGTTCAGTATCCGGGAAGCGTTGCAAAAAATTGGGAAACTCTCCAGGCAGCACTTCCTTGTAATCCCGATTTCACAATCCAAAATTATGTTGGGAATCCTATTTATTGCGGGCAAACAAATGCGTGTGCAATTTTACAGCCTGTACAGCCTGTAAGTGATTTGAGATTTGTTGCGCAGGATCCAGCTGATTACCCCACTGACCCGGGCTCTGGAAATTTTACATTAATAGAAATTAGTTATCCCGATTTTGAACTAAACATAAGCGACATAAATTCAAATGGTCAAAATGTATCTACTGAGTTAAGCAATATTCCAAATGGGTCTACTCTTACAATAACAAGTATATTTGATCCGCTTACAACATTTCAGGCAACTCTCAATTTTAAACTTGATAAAGGAACATTTTGGCTGTTCACAATAACAGCATTAACACCACCTCCGCCGAGTATTTTCAGCATAACATTTACAATCACTTACGTGTAAGAATAATATTCAACACAATGCTGGAAGCTTCTGTTATTGTTCTGGTCGGAGGTCCGTCAACTGGAAAAACACTGTTCTACTCACAATTTACGAATGGATCGTACAACTATCCAACCGTGAAGGTGACTCCAAATATTGCAATGTGGTCTACTCCAAGCTTTGTTATAGTGGATACTCCTGGGATCGCAAACTTTCGGAGCCCACAAGAGTATTCGTGGCAGGGAATTTTTAAGTATGCAGATGTAATTCTTGATTTTGGAAATTGGTTAGAAGGTGAAATATGCGGTACAAAAACAGTAAACCCAAAATATATGACTTGGTCTGGAGATAATGCAGAAACGATGAAAAGAATTCAAGAATATCTACAAGGGAAATGATTGACCTGTTATGGCTGACGATTGGAGCAATTGTAGGGCTCCTGCTTGTTTCTGTTTTTAGACCCCCAAACCGTAATGTTCCAACACTCCCCACTCCCGATAATGACGAAGTGTTCAAAACACCGCATGGATGTGTAAAGTTCAAGTCGGAAGAGGTAGAATGTATGCCGAGCGCGTCATCTCTTAATTTCGTCGCATCACAACACAAATGATCGACGTATCAAAAATGTTGCACGACAAGAAGGCAGCCGCTTTCTTTTCATTTATCGTTGGACTGGGCCTTGCGGTTTTGTTGTTTCACAAACCGTTTGGTTATCAGCAGTCGCTATCTGTTCCGGTTGCAGACATAGAAGGAAAAACGGTTCGTGTTCAGGGGCGTTGCTATTCTTACACTTCGGAGGACGTCAAATGCCCATCGTCAAAATAGTAGGATAGTTTCTACTTTTCTTAACAATAAATGGCAGACGGTGCAACAGATTTAGCTGATCTCCTGGGAAGTGGTCCTGTTCAAAATCCTTCTCTTCCGCAAAGTACGACCTTTTCTCCTATTGTGACGGGCGGGGGTGATCCATTTATTATGCCAACAAATACTAGCCCCGGAAAGACAGCGACGTCGTCTCCCAGCAACGATCACATGTTTCACACTGCAAGGTATGCCGTAAAGCACTTCATGACTTATTTCGGGTTCTTTGTTGCTGCTCTGATAATTTCACTCAGCACTCCCCGATCTCTCATTCTGCAGTACATCCCCAACACATATACCACCGGAGGAGTTCCCTCCTATTTGGGCGCAGCTATCCTTGCCGGTGTTGCAGTTCTTATTGGATATGTTGTAGGGACTCTGTTTAGCTCTGTCATATAAAAATGTATTCAAGAATACATGACCTTCCGAAGACCATAACACTTCATGCATTTTTGAAGAAACTTTTCGCAATCCGAACATGGCTTGGAGCACAAAATTTCATTCTGTTTGTTGATACGGACCACGACAAGAACACACCCACGAAGTTGTGAGAGATCGCCAAGAGCCTTCACAACTGCGCGTTCTGCATGAATTGTTTGATCACTGTATCCGCATCCGCGAGACCGAGTTCCAATCCGGTTCCGGGATCTTGCCAGAACCTTGCCACCCCTCTTCAACGTCGCAACGTGATAATGAGTAGTGTGGCACGACTTGTAGTCAAGAGGCAACATTTCTTCCATTGGTTTCTATTTGCGTTAGCCGCTTTGACGAAATTCGTTTTTCATAGGTAATGGTGGATCCTTTCCTGCCTTATCGAAGAAATTCAAAAGGATTTTTGAGAGATTCCCCTGCAAGACTTCATCCGTGTATCATGTTTGGTCCAGGAGTTTTTTTGTCCCCCGATTTTATTGAAAAAAACAACATAACTCATGTGGTAAACTGTGCAGATGAGCATGCAGTTCCCAGCTTTGTTGCAACTCATTTCAAAGACAGGTATGCTGTCATAAACGCCGTTGATTCACCACTGGTCAATATAACACACTGGTTTCCGCTCTACACAATTCATATGGATCGGTTTCTGCAGGATCCGGAATGCAAGATGGTCTACGTAAATTGTCAAGCGGGAATGAATCGTTCTGGATTTCTTACTGTCCTGTACTCGTGCATCAAGTTCAAATACAAGTTTGAAGATGCCTGTCGTGCTGTCATTCTGCAGCGTCCATGTGCACTTATGAATCCAGTTTTTTACAGACAAGTGCAGGAATATATCAAAAAACATGGGTAGAAGATAATGGCAAACTTGGGGGCCAATCCTCTTTGGAGTGATATCAAAAACAATTCAGACAATGTAAGCACAAGTATTCTGGGTCCGAGCTACAGCTACTCAGACAACATTCCCGGTCCCACTTCTTTGGGCGTTGGTAGCAACGGTTCGTTTGGTCAGCTGTTTACAAACTTGAAAGCCGCATCGGAATACGTAAAAATTATGATAACCGGAGATCCTCCGCTGGGGAATGCATATTTTGTGAATACCGGGGGGACCTGCGCAGCTCCCGACGGATCAACTCAATCTCGGATGAACTTTATCAATAACCAGTCAACTGGTAAAGATTTGGTTCCCCAAAGTTTGAATGAGCTTTCCTTTTTGACGTCGGACTTGAATGGGTTGATTCCGGGAGTCGTAGGTGATATTGAGGGTTTGGATCCCCTGTATTTGTTCAACGCAATGACTGCAGATGGAACCCCTGCTTGTCAGTGTTATCAGTGCCCGACAACCACTGGAAGTCAATATGGGTTTTTGACTACTAATTTGAGTCCTGATTTTGATAGCAATATTTGCAAACAGGTAGATCCCTCAAACTGTATTCAAAAAGAAAGTTTTACGAATAGGTCATCTATGTCTGCGTTGCCAACGGTTCTTGCCGGAGTCGTTCTGGGGCTTCTAACATTTTCAGGTAAATAAGTTTGAACAGTTAAATGGATACGATCTTCCGAATAAAGAAGGGCAGAGAAACGTCCCGACTAAAGCAACAGGATATTGTGTCCGGTACACTGGACTCTATTCATCAGAATGTTGTTTCGAGCATTCGTCAACATTCGTTGAATTTGGAAACTCTCCGAGATCAGGTCGAAGATTTGAAACATCAAATTGTAGAAATTGAAAATTCAAATGAATTGGCGGACATATTGAGATGCTCCAAGTTGAAATAAGAACTGCACGAGTTATCAGAAAAGCTGGACGAAATTGATCCACTGAAATCCTATTATTTGAAGAACGCCGATATCATGCTGAAATACTATGGAACAGCTGAAAAGACACAGGCCATGCAAACAACTGCAGCGGATCAGAATACGTTCCTCAAATACCTGAACGCTTCACAGGATGCTCCCAATCACTCAAAGAAGCATTTGTACGAAGAATACACCTGCCGAATGAAATTGATAACCGGACAGGAGGGCTACGACAGCAAGGAAATTGTTTCCGAGCACTGCCATGCGTGCAATGTAGCTCGCGAAGAAAATTCGGAGGAAGGAATCCTGATTTGTCCCAATTGTGGATCCGAAGAGTACATGATGGTTGTTTCGGACTTCCCCAGCTTCCGAGATCCTCCCAAGGAGCGAAACAATTATGCGTACAAGAAAATTAATCACCTGAATGAGATTCTGAACCAATTTCAAGCAAAGGAAAGTACCATCATCCCCGATGAAGTCATGAACGAAGTTATTTGTGAAGTGAAGAAACGACGAATCATGAACATTGCAGAACTGACAGAAAAGGACATTCGTGAAATACTTAAAAAGATCAATCGCTCTAAGTATTACGAACATGCCACCCACATCCTATCAAGACTTAACGGAAATCCACCTCCAACCATTACCCCCGAAATCGAGGAAAAAATACGAGCAATGTTCCAGGAAATACAGGCCCCTTTCTTGCTGTACTGTCCTAACGATCGTACCAATTTTCTATCTTATTCGTACATACTTTACAAGTTTTTTGAGCTCCTCGAACTAGACGAATACAAAGTTTATTTTCCTCTGCTGAAAAGTCGTGATAGATTAATTGCACACGACCAAATTTGGAAAAAGATTTGTGATTATTTAAAGTGGGAATTTATCAGTTCTGTTTAACAATATGCCGACACCAGATGCTTCGGAGTATACAAACAAACTGAAATTTTTACTGCGTGAACAACTTATTAATGATCCTGCAAAGAGAAATTACTTTACAGGAACATACGTTAACTCCATAAATGCAGTTACTCTTCCAAACTTCTTATCCTCTATTTCAAAAATAATCCCACAAGTAGAAGCTGCTCCACCAATTGCAGAGTATGCATGGACAGAACAAAGTAGTGCAGGGGCGCAACCCTACAATAGACTTGAGATGACATCCGATGGAAATACTCTTATTTCAACTCGGTCATCAGATGTATTGGATGCCCGAGGACCCTATATCAGCACCGATGGAGGTGCTACATGGGCTCGAAAGGTGAATGGTATTACCTTCTTGACAAATGGAAGTTCCTATACTGTAGATGTTGATGTTGCCCGAGGAAATGGATCAATCATGTATATTGCTCAACGTCGTACGTTTGTTTCCACTGTTGCAAGCACGTATGATACGATTTATAAAACTACAAATGGAGGAGATAATTGGGCAGTAACTACAGCACCCAATTCAACATGGCAGAGTATTGCTTGTTCTTCTGATGGATCTATCATTCTTGCTGGAAACTCGAATAGTGGAACTCTAGCGTATGACAGAAGATGGGCAATTTCTACAGACGGAGGTGCAACTTGGTCTGCTGGCGCAACGACGGGACAATGGACTGACGTTGCTATGAGCGATGATGGAAGCCGTATGTATGCTATAAACACAGGAGTGGCAACCTTCTATCGATCAGCAGATACGGGTTCTACATGGTCAACCACATCTATCTCGGTTGCGGGACGAGCAGTTGCATGTTCATCGGATGGGTTGACAGTCTTGATTGGTCGCGGAGGATCGTCTACACCTATGGTGAGTACAAACGGTGGTGTATCGTTTACTGCTGTCACCGGAGTTCCAAGTGGATTCTGGGGCGGTGTTTCAGTATCCTCTGATGGAACTGTAATGGCAGCACTTCTCAATACAACAACTGCGCGTATTTGGATCAGCACAGATTCAGGAACAACTTGGAATGAACAATCTGGAAGTCCGTCTATTAACTTCTGGTCTTCAACGGCAATCAATTCAGACGGAACCAAAATTATCGCAGGTCCTGGATCGACTGCGAAACCATACGTAGGTATCCCGGCAAGTTAAAATTCTAAAGTTTATCCTTTCAGATTAGTAATAGGCATGCCAACTCCAGATGCATCCGATTTCACTCGGAGACAAAGATTTTTATCTGAACAAACATCATCTATAACAATTTCAAAACCCAACTTTTTTAATAAATTGTATTTGTCTCCAATTTCTTCAATTGGATTACCAAATTTTTTGTCTTCCATTTCAAAAATAATAGTGCAACCAGCTGTTCCAACTATAACTTCTACGTACTCTATTTCTCCATCAGTTTCGTCGGTAGATGAGGGAGCATCCGTTGTATTTACGGTGACAACTACAGATGTAGCAGATGGAACTGTGCTATACTGGACAAATTCAGGAACGACTGTAGCCGCTGATTTTGATGATACTGCAAACGATGGAACTATAACCATTACATCAAATTCTGGAACAATAACGCGCACTCTGTTATTAGATGCAGTCGGATCAGAAAATGAGACAGTCATTCTTCAGTTGAGAACGGGATCTGTTTCAGGGCCCATCGTTGCAACGTCTGGAACGGTGTCAGTCATTGATAAAACAGTGGTATACGCAGTAGCTGCAAGTACATCAACAGCAGATGAGGGAACCGCTATAACCTTTACAGTGACAACTGCAAATGTAGCAAATGGTACAACTCTATACTGGACAACGTCTGGAACTGCAGTAGCGGCTGATTTTACAGATAGTGCTACAAGTGGTTCGTTTACGATAAATTCAAATACTGGAAGCGTAGTACGAACGACTACACTGGATTACGTCACGGAAGGTTCCGAAACAGTTGTGCTCAGTGTGAGAACGGGTTCTACTTCAGGAACAGTTGTTGCAACTTCAGAGACGGTCACAATTAATGATACCGCATTGCAATACACATGGACAGAACAGGCAGACGCTCCTGCTCAGAGATACATTGACCTAAGCATGACATCGGATGGAAATACCGCTATTGCTACATCTACATCAACTACAACTGGACAACAAGGACCTTACGTAAGCACAGATGGTGGTGCTACATGGACACTCAGAAATACAGGTATAACATTGTTGACTGGCGGAATTTCATATACGTCTGAAGTGGCAATTGCATCCGCGAACGGATCCATAATGTATGCTGCTCAGCGACGCACTCAAACGGGAGATGTTACAACCACATACGATAAGATTTATAAATCTACAAATGGAGGAACTAGCTGGACTGCTCTGTCTGCTCCCGACTCTACTTGGGAGTGTATTGCATGCAGTTCGGATGGTCAGGTTGTTTTAGCAGGA